CAGACCACACGAGACATTATTCAAAATAAGCTCCTTGGCGGTCTGTATGACACCGAGGAGTTTGGCACCGGGCTAATCCCCAGAGACTATCTAGGTAAGCCCACCCCAAGCCGAGGCATTGCTAACGCTTACGAAGAAATACCTGTTGAGCATGTCTCAGGCGGTGTTAGCCGGATGATCTTGCGCTCCTATGATCAGGGGCGGCGGATATTCCAGGGCGTTGAGCTGCACGCGGTGTGGCTCGATGAGGAGGTTCCACGCGATGTCTATGAGGAGTCGTTGGTGCGAACCATGACCACCGGCGGGATTGTCTTTATGACATTCACCCCGCTGCAGGGGTTAACGCCTTTGGTGGTGGATTTCTTAGAGACCCGATCGGAGCAATCCCCGGTATGAGCGAGATGATCCTCACGCTGGCGCTGATTGGTTGGCTTGTCAGCCTCACGCAGCGCTAGCCACGAACACTTCACGATTGGACTCAACAATGGACCAAGACTACATCCCTGGTGAGGCCAGCAAAAACACCAGCATCCGATCCCAGCTGCTAGCAACACTGCGTGAGCGCGGGGCCAGTGCCGGCACCATCCCGATGTCAGTGGCATCGCGTATCGATAAGGCCGCCTATCCGGGCAAGCGCATCGATCTGGATGGCATTACCTTGTGGGTCAAGCTTTGAGCCGATATGTGGTTCAAGCCGGGTGGAAGGATGTCCCGCACCTAGGCGAAAAAGATATCCAAGACATGAGCCGATCCATCGCCCCGCACCAGCTCGAGGCGAGAATGAACGGCACCCCAAGCCTAGGCTCAGGGGCGATCTATCCGGTGCCTGAAGAAGACGTAGTGATTGAGCCATTCCAAATACCGGCGTGGTTTCCGCGCGTCTATGGGCTGGATGTGGGCTGGAATCGCACCGCGGCGATCTGGTGTGCCCATGATCGCGAGAACGACACCCTATACCTTTACTCCGAGCACTACCGCGGACAGGCCGAGGTGCCAGTGCATGCCAAGGCCATCCGAATGCGCGGCACCTGGATACCCGGTGTTATAGACACCGCCGCTCGAGGCCGCAGCCAAACCGATGGCCGAAGCCTGTGGTCGCTCTATGATGAGGAGGGATTGATCCTCCACAAAGCCGACAAAGCGGTTGAGGCTGGGCTTATGGAGATGCTCGATCGACTATCAACTGGGCGGCTCAAGGTCTTCTCAACACTCCAGCACTGGTTGGCTGAGTATCGGCTGTATCGCCGCGATGAGAAGGGCCGGGTCGTCAAAGAAAACGATCACTTAATGGATGCCACCCGCTACATGGCGATGGGTATTCATCACGCAGAGACACAACCCCGAGATAACGACATCACGCCGACGGTCGCCGCTGACCCCACGGCTGGCTATTGAGGATGATTATGGACGACGAACTCCAGACACAAACGGGGATGAGCGAAGAAGAGGCTGCACTCCAGCAGGAAGAAGACCTGCAGGTGCTTGGCTCAAAGCTCCACCGCTTGGCTCAAGACCAGGTGGCAGCGCGCCAGCTCATCGAAACCCGTTGGCTATCTGATCTTCGTCAGTACCACGGCGAGTACACCCAGGGCGAGCTTGAGCGCATGGAAGGGCGCAGCTCGGTGTTTGTGAACATCACCCGCAATAAAACCCGCGCAGCCATCAGCCGCCTTGCTGACATGCTGCTGCCTAACGATGATCGCAACTACGGAGTCAAGCCCACCCCAATCCCATCAACCTCGGTTCTGGTGCCTGAGGAGCAAAAGCAAGCAGCCAAGGAAGGCGCGGATGAGGCGGCTCGCTCAATGGAGGAGCAGATCGCGGATGATTTCGAGGAGGCGCGCTACTACGCCCATGCCCGTGATCTAATCGAGGATGCCTGCATCTATGGCACGGGGATTCTCAAAGGGCCAACGATTGTTAACCGCACCCGCAAAGCCTGGACCACTGATCCGCAGACCGGGCAGTCGGTGCTTGAGGTACAGCAAGAGTTTCGGCCATCGGTTGAGCGGGTTGAGCCCTGGGATTTCTACCCCGATATGTCAGCGCAATCCATGGATGAGGCGGAGTTTGTCTTTGAGCGAAAGCTCATCAACCGCAAACAACTGCGCGAGCTCGCTGATCTGCCCGGTGTGATGCGTGAGCAGCTGCGCCGCGCCATGGACGATGAGGAGGGCTATCACCACATCGCCAACGATCGACGCGATGAGCTCCGGGAGATTACCGGGGTGGATACCGTTTCCACTGCCAAGCGCTGGGAGCTTTGGGAGTATTGGGGCCCGCTGGATAAAGATGAGCTTGAGGCCGCTGGTGTGGAGGTTGATGAGGACCCCCTGGTGGAGTACACCGGGTCGGTGCTAATGGTGGGCTCGCATGTGGTTAAAGCCTCACTCAACCCACTCGACTCAGGCGCTACCCCGTACTCCTCGTTTAACTGGGAAGAGGATGGCTCCTCGATCTTTGGCTTTGGTGTGCCGTACCTAATGCGCCAGCCTCAGAAAGTCACCAACGCGGCCTGGCGGATGATGATGGATAACGCCGCCGTCTCAGCCGGACCGCAGGTGGTGGTGAATAAGCGCGCTGTCGCGCCACAGGATGGCGACTGGACTATCAAGCGCATGAAGACCTGGGTGGCAACTGGCGATGTCCCGGTCAACCAAGCCTTTGGTGTCTATGGCATTCAGTCTAACCAGGGCGATCTCAGCGCGATCTTCCAGATGGCCCAGCAGCTTGCCGATACCGAGACCAATCTGCCCATCCTGCTCCAGGGTGAGGGCGCCAGCGGTGGACCGGGTGCGGCGACCGCCACTGGCATGCAGATGCTAATGAATAACTCCAACATCGTGCTGCGCAGCGCGGTGAAGAATTTCGATGACGGGATCACTGTGCCCACGGTGCGGCGGTTCTATGACTTTCACATGGCCTACACCGATCGCCCGGAGATTAAGGGTGATTTCGATGTCATTGCCAAGGGCACCTCAGTGCTGATCGCGCGTGAGGAGCAGCAAGAAAAACTCATGATGCTCGCCCAGCTAGCAGGCTCTAATCCTGAGTTTGCCAAGATGACCGATTGGCAGGCGATGTATAAACAAATCCTGCGCACCATGTCGGTGAGCGCGGATGACGTCACCCGTGATGATGAAGAGCTCGAGCAGCTAGAACAGCAGCAAGGCCCCGATGCTGAGACCCAGCTCAAGGTGGAGGAGTTCAAGCTCAAGCAACAGCAAGCCCAGCTCGATGCCACCAAGGCCGCCCAAGAGATGGACCTCAAGCGCCAGAACCAGCAGTTTGAACAGCAGTATAAGTCTGCCCAGCTACAGACCGAGCAGGAAAAGGCACGCCTTGAGATCGCGCTCAAGGAGGGGATTACCCTAGCCCAGCTTGAGCAAAAGGCAGGGCTTGAGTCACAAAAGCTCGAAGCACAGATGCAAAAGACTGCCGCTGAGCTACAAGCCGATCGTGAGCGAATGGCAGCCCAGATGCAGTTTGATAGCCAAAAGACCAGCGCTGAGCTCCAGACCGAGCGCGACAAGGTCGCCGCAGAGCTTGCCGATAAGCAAGCCGAGCGTGCCGCGCGTGAGCGCAATCAGTCGATGGGCTTTGACAGCTACTAGATCATGGCAAAAGACCCCCGCATAGAGCGCCTTGGTGTCGAGGGCTACAACAAGCCCAAGCGCACCCCCGATCACCCCACCAAGTCCCATGTGGTGCTTGCCAAGGAAGGCGATGAGATTAAGACCATCCGCTTTGGCCAGCAGGGGGTTAAGGGTAGCCCTAAGCGTGAGGGCGAATCACAAGCAGCGCGTCTTCGGCGTGAGTCATTCAAGGCCCGACACAAAGACAATATCGACAAGGGCAAGATGTCAGCCGCCTATTGGTCGGACAGGGTTAAGTGGTGATGCATCACATTGATCAAAACTCAGGGACATGGCAGGCGATCCGGGAGTGGGCTGAGGATCAGCGCCAAGGCGAGATCGAGCGCTTAATTGGTGGGGCTAACCCCAGCAACGATGATCGTATCCGAGGCCGAATTCAGGTGCTCGGTGATCTGCTGGCGCTTCCCGATGACCCATCGGTTTAATCATCGCGCTATCTGTTAAGTCATTCTTAGCATTTGACGCACTACCCAAACCGCCTTTGAGGGCGGTTTTTTTATGGCCGACCCAAGGAGGTCCGCAATGATAGACGAGCCGCTCAACGACGAGCCGCAGTCGGAAGATGATTTCGAGACTGCTTTTGCTGAATACGCTAGCTCCGAGCCTACGGAGGCGCCCGCTGATCTAACTGAGCCTGAGGAGGCTGAGGCACCTGAGCCCGAGCCTGAGCAGGCGGATGTTTCTGATCGGCTAGCAGCGCTTGAGGCAGAGAATGAAAAGCTAAAACACTCCGAGGCCAGCCAACGCGGGCGGCTTGGGGCTTATCAGCGACAGATCAATCAGCTGCAATCGCAGCTCACCCAGAACACCCCCCGGAAACCTGTACAGGGCGAAGACCAACAGCGCCAGCAAGCCGCCGAGGCAGCTGGTGTTAAAGATTGGGAAGCGCTCAAAGAGGACTTCCCGGAGGTGGCCAAAGCGCTTGATGCCCGTCTTGAGGTTGAGGGTCAACGACTCGAAGCTGACCGGCAACGACAAGCGCAACTCGAGCAGCAGATTGCGCAACTGCAATCGGCTGTGCAACCCATCCAGCAACAGGCCCAGGATCAATACCTCTCAACCCAGGTCGACGCGCTCTCAGCCCGTCACCCGGATTGGCGCGAGGTGGTATCTGCGCCGGCGTTCGCTGAATGGCTGAACCAGCAACCGGATTCGCTTAAACGACTGACTGAATCTAACGACGCCGCGGAGGCCGCCGCGTTAATGGATTTATACAAGTCACAAAACGCGGTTGCTGATAGCAATTTAGATAAACGCCAGGAGCGTCTAGCCGCAGCCCAGAGTGTTCCCCGTCGAGGGAGCGCGCCCAAGGGCGGTGTGCCGGAGGACTTCGAGGCTGCATTCCAACACTACGCATTAAAGAGGTAATAACTCATGGCTACCACCACTTATGGTTCCATTTCGCAGCGTACCGCTGCATGGGCCGCGACTGAGATGCTCCAGCATGCCGAGCCGATCCTTGTGCTCAGCAAGTTTGGACAGTCCAAGCCGCTGCCAAAAAATAAGGCCGATACGGTCAAATTTCGTCGCCCTGTGCCATTCGGCGCACTAGAGACTGCACTTGCCGAAGGAACCACCCCATCTGCTCAACAGATGCAGTATGAGGATGTCCAGGTGCAACTCGATCAGTGGGGCGCATTCGTTGAGATCACCGATGTGGTCGCTGACTTAGCTGAGGACCCGGTTCTCTCCGATGCCTCGATGCTTTGTGGCGAGCAGGCCGCTGAGACCGTTGAGTACCAGACCTGGGGCGCACTGCGTGCAGGCACCTCGGTGTTCTATGGCAACGGCACCAGTCGTTCTGATGTGAACACACCGGTTAGCCTTGAGAAGCAGCGCCAGATCACCCGCTCGATCAAAGCAGCGCGTGGTAAGAAAGTCACCAGCATGATCTCAGGTTCCCCGAACTACGAGACTCAGCCTGTGGCTGCGGCGTTCATCGCCTTTGCCCACACTGATCTTGAGGCCGATATCCGGGATATGCCGGGTTTCACGCCAACGGAGCAGTACGGCTCGATGGAGGCCCTGCCTCACGAGATCGGCAAGGTTGAGGATGTGCGTTATGTGCTCTCACCGGTGCTCGATAACTACGAAGGCGCTGGCTCCTCGACCACCAACGGCATGGTCAACGATGGCAGCAATGTCGATGTGTATCCGGTGGTGTATGTCGCCAAGGATAGCTATGGCTTGATCCCGCTCAAGGGCGCGAATGCCATCACACCGAAGGTCTTAAACCCCGACACCCCGCGTGGCGGCGATCCCCTGGGCCAGAAGGGCTCGGTGGGTTGGAAGACCTACTTTGTGGCGAAAATCTTGAACGAAGCCTGGTTGGCCCGTCTCGAGGTGGGTGCCACTGACTTAGGCTAATCGCCTAAGCACCCGATAGAGGGAGCGGCCTAGCGGTCGCTCCCTTTTTTCATGCATGCCCAATCCTTTCGCAAACTGAAAGGTTTTCTCATTGACATAAGGAGACCAGCCGAATGGGTGATGGCCTTTATAAAAACATTCACCAAAAGCGCAAACGTATCGC